GAGAAAACTCTAATCTATTATCATTAACATCTAAAAACCAAACGACTGGATCAGATAATTGAACAGTCATAGCACCAAACTCTGGAGTATTCTCACTAGAACCTATTCCAAATTTTCTAGTTCTACATACTTTTGAATTACAAAAAGAATTTATTGGTGCATCCTTACATCTAAAATTATAATCTTTTTTATCTAATTGTTTTATTACAGTTATAACTTCATTAGCTGCCAAAGGTGGTGACATGAAATTTCTATTGTGATCCTCTAAAAGACTTTGCCAATTGTCGGGATCAAACTTTCTAAGATAGACACCTATGTTAAACAATCCATTGTTCCTGGTACCTTCAGGAAAACCTTGAGTGCAAAGTTGTTGTAAACAGGGTGGACCATCCTTTATGACCTCTCCGGGTATCTGTATTGCAATATCGTCAATTGTTTCTTTAACATAAAGATTGTACATATTCACAAACTCCACCAATGAAGCAGCTGTACCATCATCCTTATAAGCATACCTTGTTGTCTCTTTATGATTGTAATAAGGTAAGTTTAAAAAATTACCAAGATCTCCTTTTTCTATTAGGATGCTTGATTGTTTTGGAAATATTTCAGCGGAAGAATATCCTAGACATGATGCAACCTCTCTCAATTTGTGCCTTATATCTTTTGCAGGGACAGGTTTACTAAAAAACAAAAATATATGTAGCCCACCACTCTTTGATCTACAGGGTATCAAGGGTAAACTTAATTCTCTAACTTTATGAATAATTTTTTTATAATCTATAGGGTATTGATCTATATCAATACAACCCCATTTGGCTTTATTATCAGCCATGATAGGAATAATACCCAGGGATGGACCTACACCATTAAGGTGGTTGTCCCATAGCTCCTCGGTAACAAGTTCTCTTACTATGTAAGATTTACCCTCTTGTTTACCATCGGCTCTCTTTCCTTCGGATTGATGTTGACCATAGGCAACGTCCAAACCCTGGTATATTTTTTCAAAGACTTCTCTCACTAAACCTCCAGTTTAAGTGTAGACTAATTAAAACGGTATTTTACTATCGTCTTTTGTCTCTTGAGGTTGAGTTAAGTTGTCTTTTGTTGGAGCGACAGGCTCCTCTGGTTTAGCCTCAACTTCACCACTAGACGCAGCTTTTGCAAATGATTTTGCTTGTTCGTAAATAGCTGTGTCCTCGACCATTTTGTCCAATTCGATATTGTAACCGAACCAACTACCTTGATCGTTTGATTCACCAACAGTTGTGAGTTTATACATAAAAGCATAAGAAGGCGGAGTAAACATTCCTTTTGCTCCTTGTATTTTTCTAGATAGCATCAAGCTATTCCATCTTCTACTTTTTTTAAGTTGTGTAGATGTCATACTCACTACGGCATTTTGAGGCCCGCTACCCGTCATTACAACCACATAATGATAAGCAGTTGTAGCAACATAGTTTCCATTAGGAAGGACATCTTTATTTCCTTCTTTCATGGTTTTACCTAAAATACCACTCTCGGCACTGTGAACTTGTACTAAGCCACCACCTTTTTCTCTAGGCACCCATTCAACATATTTAAGGTGATAGTAAGAAGGTAGTACCAGGATGTGATCAGAGAGTTCTTGTGTAACAGTATTAAAAAACTGTCCTGCTGTTGCTCCCTGAATAAACTCAGCCTTAGTTTTATTAACTTGTGGCGAGTTTGGTTGTAAAATATTAATGTAAGGGATCGCTAAATCTCTTTGTGCATCAATATTTCCAAAACCACTAGCTGCATGAGAGTCTGCCTCCAACGTTGCTAATGGCATTACAGATGTTTCTTTTTTCTTCTGTACTTGTTGCGCTTGGTTCATATATTTCTCCTATTTTTTTATCGTTGTTTTTTGTCCTATGAAAGCTCCTAACAAATCCATTGGTATATCTTTACCACTTTCATGTAGTTCTTTCACAAATGCGCGAAGGGTGGAAGGTTCTACCCATTCGCGTTGTGAGGATGCATATCCATTCTTTGTTAGAGTGTCTATTAATCCTCGAGCTTTATCATCTTCATTCCTTCCAAAGCTACAAGAGACCTGGTTCTTTATTAAATCACCATATCCGTTGTTCCTAAACCAACTAAAAGCTGCCTCTTTTTTATCTTCTTTTATGGAGGCACCATAATAGTTAGAAACTTTTAATTGTCTGCCATCATGTAATTTTAATTCTGACAAACCAACTTCTGCAAAAAGACTAGGTAAAACATTTTCAGATAAATGTTTTCTGTCTTCTTTTTTAAATTTAATTTGTGTTTCTAAATGTTCAATCTCAGCGTCCATGTCTGCAATATCATTTGCAACAGCGCCTATCTTTCCCATAGTATCCATACTATGTTGAGAGGTTTTTTCTACGGAAGTGTCCTCTTCCATCTTTTTTAATAGTTCATTCATTCTAGCCTCTTATGTCTATTTCTATAGAGTAATAAGTTTTTTCATCTCGATCCCATTTCAGAACTTTAAACTTACCACGATTAATTTCACTTGCAACTGCGCAGGCAACACCAATAAGTGTAGGATCTCCCATCAATAACAAGTAGTCGTCATCACTAAAGTTTTTTAACTCTTGCTTTAGTTTGAAAGTTAAAGGACCAGCAGATAACACAATCTGTTTATTGTCTGGTAACATAACTTTTAAATCACCAAACTTTTCAGCAGATCTAACATTTCTGCCCATCTCTTGTATTATATATACTGTGCTCATCTTTTCTTCTTTCTTTAATTCTTGACAAGAAGATATTTATATTTTACAAATTGTCAAGTAGAAAGAATTAGAATGTACAAATTTAAAACTGAGCCTTACAAGCATCAGAGAGATGCACTAGAAAAATGCTGGGATAAACAAGCTTTTGCAATATTTGCAGAGATGGGCACCGGCAAAACTAAAATAGCATTAGACAATGCATGTATACTTTACAATCAAAATAAAATTAGAAAGTTACTAGTTGTGGCTCCCAAAGGAACTTACATGAATTGGGTAGAATCAGAAATTCCAACACATGTTCCCGATTACATAGAGAAAAAAGTTTTAGCGTGGTCGCCTTTGATGACTGCTAAAAATAAATCTAAATTGAATGACATGACAAAACCAGATTATGAATTTAGAATTATGGTTATGAATGTTGAGGCTTTCTCTACTAAAAAAGGAAATGATTTTGCTAAATTATTTTTGATAGGTAGATCTATGTTGATTATAGATGAGAGCACCACAATAAAAAATCCCCAGGCCAAAAGAACAAAACATATTTTATCTTTATCAAAAGAGGCAACATATAGAAGAATATTAACAGGATCTCCGGTAACACAATCTCCCATGGATCTATGGTCACAAATGGATTTTCTTGATCCTGAGATATTAGATCAAACTAGTTTTTATGCATTTAGAACAAGATATGCTGTGATGATTTCTTCCACAGCTGCAGGTGGCACACACAAATATCAAAAGATTGTTAAATTTAAAAATTTAAAAGAACTTGGAGAAAAGGTAGCTCCTCACTCTTACAGAATATTAAAAAAAGATTGTTTGGATTTACCTGACAAAGTTTTTCAGAAAAGAATAGTAGAACTTACAGATGAGCAAACAAAAGCCTATGAAATGATGAGGCGTAATGCAATAGCTATTTTAAATGGAGAGGCTATGTCTGCTCCAAATGTTTTAACTCAATTGATTAGATTACATCAAATAGTTTGTGGTCACATGAAAACTGATGAGGGTAATATGATTGAATTGAAAAGTAATAGAATAAATGAATTGATGAACATACTAGATGAAACATCAGGTAAGGTGATTATCTGGGCAAATTATATAAACGATATAAAAGCAATTAAAAAAGAAATTCAAAAAGAATATGGATTTGATTCTTGTTGTACTTATTTTGGAGAAACAAAAACTGAGGATAGGCAAATTTGTATTAACAAATTTCAAGATCCTAATTCTAGCATAAGATTTTTCATAGGAAACACACAAACAGGAGGATATGGCATTACACTAACTGAAGCCAACACTGTTATTTATTACTCTAATAACTATGATTTGGAAAAAAGAATGCAATCAGAGGATAGAGCACATAGAATAGGTCAAAAGAATAAAGTTAATTACATTGACTTAGTAGCACCTAAAACAGTTGATGAAAAAATCATAAAAGCCTTAAGGAATAAAGTTAATATTGCAAAAGAGATTAGTGGAGAAGAACTTAGTGAGTGGATATAAACTAAAACATTTGGACTTGTTCAGCGGAATAGGTGGTTTTTCTCTTGGATTAGAGGCAACTGGAGGATTTGAAACAGTTGCTTTTTGTGACTATGACTCATACTGCCAAAAAATTTTACGAAAGCATTGGCCATGGGTCACGATATATGATGATATAAAGGAGCTAAATCATGAAAAACTTAATTCAAACGGACATACTAAAATCGACATCATCACAGGAGGATACCCTTGCCAACCTTTCTCCGTTGCAGGTCGTCAACAAGGTGAAAAAGATCCGAGACACGTCTGGCCAGAGTATTTTAGACTTATCAAAGAACTCAGACCAACTTGGGTTATTGGAGAAAACGTTAGTGGACATGTTAAACTCGGTCTCGACACCGTACTCGAGAACCTGGAGAGTGAAGGTTACTCCGCAAGGACGTTTAGTATTTCAGCTTCGAGCATCGGTGCCAACCATCAAAGGGAGAGAATCTGGATTGTGGCGAACTCCGGATGCTCATGGGGGTCGGGGTCCGAGTTCCAAAGAAAGAATGAAAATGAAATTAAAAAAGAAAATGCCAATCAGTTTGAACGATCAAGTGGCACATCCAAATTTAATGTGGCCGACTCCGACAGCCATCAGCAGACCCAACGAAGGCAATGTTCGAATGTTAAGGAAGAAAGTTATGTCGGGAGAACTTTCGAGGGAAGAGGCAGAACAAATGATAGGGAAAGATGTGTTCGAACAACAAGGCAAAGTTCAAAAAATAATATGGTCTACTCCGACAGCGAGAGATTGGAGAAGTGGGAAAGCATCGGAGAAAACTTTAGCCAAGAATACCAGACCCTTGTCGGAGCAGACTGGTGGTCAATTGAACCCGATGTGGGTAGAGTGGCTAATGGGGTACCCAAAAGGGTGGACAGACTTAAATCATTAGGAAATAGTTTGGTGCCCCATATTCCGTATTACATTGGAATGAGTATATTACAGAATACTTTGGAAGTATAAATCTACTTTTTTCATAAAGGCATCACTAGCCCTGTTAAAATTTTCACCATTCAATTCAAATCTTTGAAAAGTTAAATCACGAGAACACATTAACACAACACCTTGGTCAATCTCAGTATTAAAAAGTTTGTTATGAGCCTGGGCGTATGCAGCTAGTTGCATGAGATAGTCCTGCACCCACTCTCTTTTCTTTGGTTTATTAGTTTGTTTAAAATCAATGATCGCAGGTCTCCCTTTATACAATCCTATCATGTCACTTGTGCCTGCATATTTACCAGGCATGTATAAATGAACCTCTGATCCCCATATCTCGTCTATATCTTTCATACCTTCATCTATAATTTTTTGTGCCATTTTTTCTGCTTGCACTCCTATTTCAGAGATATCTTTATACCCTTTGCCTTTGACATGTCTTTCTATATACAAATGTAAAGCAGTTCCTATTTGACTTGCTTCATTCATTATTTTATCAGCAGCTTGTTCTCCTACTTTTTGTCGCCATTGACGAATGCCACTTTTGTCTTTTGTTTTAGAAAGTATTGTGGTTACGGAAGGTAAACTTTCTCCTTCTGGTGTCAGGTAAGTTCTTGTTTTACCGTTTTGTTGCTGTAATTTTTTATATAAAAATTTTTCTACTATTTGCATTTTAAGATGCTAAACTTGCCATTGCATCAGACATGCGTTTTGCGCGATTAGGGGTCTGTTTTGCCCAACGCGAATCGAGCATCTCGGCCGCTGCAGTTTTATAATCTGGCATTCTATGATCCTTCAATGCTGACCACATGTTACGAAACTTGCTAACGCCTGTTTTTCCAAGTTGAAAAACCATCTCCACTAATATTTCTTTACAGTGATCATGAACCGTATATTCACCTAGTAATTCTTCTGCTCCTGATATAGCGTTTTCTAAATCTTTTTCTAATATCTCCATCAAGAATGATTCTTCGTATTCTTTATCATCTTCCCAAAAATCTTCAACGCAGAGATGTCCGACCCCCACAGTTCTTTTTCCCAATGTGTCGAGGTAAACCTTGTTGCGGTAACCTTCATTATGACGTACAGACGCCAAAAGTCTTTCCATATTCATATTTAATTTCCTTTCGCTGACATATTGTTTAATGGATTATTTAATGCTTTATCTATTTTAAGATCTAAATTTTCTTCTAACAATTTCATTTCTCCTAATAGTTCTCTAGCATCTTCTTTCTGTCTATCTTCTACATCATTAACTATTTCTGTTATGTGACGTATGTCACCTTCCATTTGACGTAGATCAGTTTTTAAATCGTCTTTCAACTCTTTTGCAGTTGATGCTACTAAATTTATCTCATCTAAAATTAAATTCAACTCATTTCGTAATGACACGACATCCTGGTCTATTAGGTCTATTCTCTTATCAAAACCAGAAAGATCCGGTTCGGTATACTCCAAAATTTTTTCCTTCATTGAAAGATAATCAGAGTAAAAATTAAAAACTGCCCACGCACCTGACCCTAGGGCACCTAATAATGTTATTATGGCAAAAACTTTTCCGCCGCTTACCTTCATTCCTGCATACTCAATACTGGGCATTTATCATATCCTCCATAGTTTGACCTTGAGCCATGTCAAATAGAATACCATACTGATCTTCTATTGTCTTGTTCAAATACTCATTAACATTTGTATCTACAATTGTAGACTGTGAATCAAAGAATGTTTTAGTATTACCAAGTATCTGCATGACAATCAATGTTTTCATTTGATTTGATTCATCATATCTTTCTTTATCGTTGATCTTTTTAACTATTTTTGTGGCAGCTTTTTCTTTTGCAGATGGTTCTTTTACAGGTTTTTCGGGTTCTTCAGCTTCTTCCTGTTGTACTTCTTTTTGCTCTGAACTATCCTCTGGCTCCATAGAGGGCTCCTCAGTAACTTCGCCATCGGGTTCGGTTGTTTCTTCTGTTGGTTGTTCATCTGTTGTTTCTTCTAATTGTGCTACTTCTATTGGTTCTTCCATTTCCATCTCTAACTCCAGTTCCATTTCAGCTTCAATTTCAATGTTAGCAATTTCTGGTTCCGGTAAGTCTAGTTCAAAATCAATTTCAAACTCTTGTATTTCCAATTCTACACTTTCATAAGATACCTCTTCTGTTTGTGTTTCTATAGGAGTAAATTCAATATCACCCACATCATCTACTATAACATCATTAAATTCAAATACTTCTTCAACAAATTCTAACTCTGTAGGATCAAATAAATTTAAATAATATATTTCCTCTAAAGTTGTTATCTGTTGTGTAACAATAGTATTTATAACATTATAGAAAACATTAACAGTCACATCATCAAATAGGGGACCTATTGCAAGATTAATATCTCGTCCACCTACTTCAACAGTTATTCTATTTAGAACACCAGTGAAATCGAAAGATCCAGTGTATGATTGGTAACCTGATGCAATACCAGATTCAGACAAGATGTCAGTGCCTTGGAAGACTGTATTAGATCCATTACGTCCTGTAATGTGCATGTATATTCTATCTTGAGCATCTCGTTTTTCGACTTCAATTGAGTATCTAACCTCACCGCCTTTGTCTATTTGTAAATCAGATATATTAATATTATTAATTATAAAAGTTGTACCCATACCTGACACACCCATCGTTGATGTGCTATTGCCTGATCCTGTAATCTGTGCACATCTATCTGATCCTAATTCACCACAAGTATTGCCTGTTGGCATAGAAGCAGGACCTTGACCTCCCCAATCCACTTGCATCGAACCGTCATCACTAGACCCTACATATCCATTAGAACTATCTAAAATATTACCTGAGTCTTCATTAGTAACAGTTGTGGTGGTAGTGGTAGTTGTTGTTGTTGTGGTTGTAATTATCTCTGTGCCTTTGTCCTCTTCAGTTACAACAACATTTTCTTCTTCTGTGATAGTTACACCTGGAGTGCAAAGACCTGTAAAGTTTTTACCTGTTGCGTCAGGTAAACAGTCAGCCCTAGAATAAAAGGAGACCAGTAGTAATAAGGAAAAAAGTTTTAAATACAGCAAGATTTTGAGCATCATCAAACTCCTTTGGTTCTGGTTTATTTGCAGTAATATATTCTGTTTTATATTTACTGCCGTTAGGAATTTCATCTGGATTATCAGTCCAGTAATTAGCTGCTTCAGCACCTATGAAACCTTTAGCCGGGCACGGGGTCCCCGCATCTGTCATCGCGTCCCAGACTCTAGGATCTTGACA